ATCGAGTTCCAAATCGTAGATCGTTGTCGTTTCCGGAACCGCCTCAAACACGATAATAACCCTCGTCATTTTCATCCGCTCACCTTTCTTTTTTCCAGGAGTCTGATAGTCCGATCGTTTGTGAGAATAAATTCAAGCGACATGTATTGAATCATAGCAGCATCTTCCAATCGACCAAAGGCCAATGTCCCGAATTCACGAACTTCGAATGATTGGCCATTGGAGCAACAATTAAGCAACGCAGATCGCCATTCGTGTAATGTGCCCGATACTATTGAAATCCGGAAATTCTCCAGACATGACTTCGCCGCAGTGAAGTGAAGTCTGGAACGATTAATAATCTCTAAGAGTGCCGCATCCGTGCAAACCAGGATGAATGAAACATGAACATGAATCAGCAAATGATTCGCAGCTTCAAACGGTTCGCTGCCGGGCATATCAATTTCTTTCAAAGCAACAACAAAATCAGATAATGACTTCGTAGGTGTAATCCAACGCGCGTTCAATTGCTCAAGAGGGTTTCGCTTGAGAGCGTCAGAGACTTCTCTCAGAAAGGTGTCCCAATCAACCTGCGTTTGGGCAATCGGTATTAAACGGATCATGATCAAGCCTTATTCTCGGTGACGAGCATACAAGTGTGTCGCCATTTCTGACGACGATGCCATCCATTTGTATTTGCCCGTCACCATCATCAATAGCCGTGTAAATTTCACGATGTCCCTCTCGTCGAATTACGACCACTTCAACTTCCATCGGTTCTAAAATCTCTTTCATTGGTTCTCACGGCACAGGTGTTTACGCATCGTCATCGGTTCTCACCATGTGCAGGGTTACACCCGGCTAGTTGGTTCGCGCAACGGATATGGCTGCACCCGATCATTGGTTCTCAGCAAGGACAGGGCTATTTCTTTTTCTTCGGGCGCATCCCCTTGAGCGTCTTGGCCAGGTTGCATCGCTTCTGTGTCGTACCGGACAGGTTGCCCTGAGCACAGAACTCGCTGATCGACATACCCGCGGCAGCGGCTTGACGTGTGAGTGCGCCAGGATTTTTAATCGCGCCCTGCACCCACTTCTTTTTCTTCTTGGCTTTTGCCATGATTGAGACTCCCAACCTTCTGGTTCACATAGAAAACGATCAGGCTTGGTTCACGCGTTGTATCAGAAGATGCCTGGTCATTGCTGACCAGGCATCCACGGGGACTCCCACCCACACAAGGAGGGAGACGACGATCAATGTATTTGAACGATTACCGAGCACGCGCGCCATCAGCCGGAGCCGCTGCTCCCGCCTGTGCCGGCGGGAAATCAGCTTTTTCAGACTCCGACTCGCCCGGATTCATGAACTTCTCGGCCAACGTCTTTGCGGTATCAACGTCGAATGGTTCGATTGGTGATGCGTACGGAATGCAAACGGGAACGTGCCACTTGTATTCCTTGGTCGAAACGAGTCGCGACTTCATCGTACCAGCAGACTTGGCATCGAGCAGTCGCTTCATATTGCGGCCTTCCGGCCGTGCGGATTTGGAGCCGAACAGGAACGTGGCGAAGTCCTTCACCGACGGCACCCAAATCAAGAACTGCGGGCCATAGGCGCACTTTGAGTCCTTCTCTTCGGACTCCGCCATGACCTCCTTGAATTCGGGCGACTCCGGATTGTAATACGAGTCGATCTGTTCGGTCCCGAACCGAAGGGCCACGAAACGGTATGCGAGGGGATAGAACTGATACTCATTTGATAAGGCGACGAAATCGTCCTTGTTGCGGATGAATGCGAAGTGACCGACGCTGATTTTGCCCTCCTGCGCGAGTGCGTTGTTGCCGCCGCAGAGCTGCACGCGGCTGAGGAACGCGGCCCGGACGAGGCCGTCGAACATCTGATCGGACTGAGTAGTCGCACCGAAGGTCGGCAGATTTGCGTTCGGATTCGTTGCAGTCATTTCCTGAGCCATGATCTGTACCTCGTGTTTGAAAATCGGTAGAGTGAAAGACATCCTGCCAGTTGATCCTATAAATCTTGATCATTAATCAAATCATCCTGATTGGATACTTCTATCCAGTTGCCAAAATAAACACCCAATACTCCAAACTTATTTATTTCTACTACTGTACACGGTATTGCAAACTTATTCGGAGTTTTTCTAGAATCATGCCAAGCAAGTGTGACCAGAACAAGTCGTGTGGTTCCAACTGTAGGCCATGGTATCGTTCGAATATATACTGAGCACCTTGCACCAACCGGAATACCAGGACGAAGAAGTTTCGGATCGCACGATTTGACGCCCATGAACATCATATTGATTATATCAACTTCTTCACCAAAAACATTGTAGGCAATTATTGTGAACGAAGAATCGCAATGATCAATAATCGAAAAATTAACGATATTATTCTTCTGTCCCGGATGTAATAACTTTTGGAGAACACGCCGGAACCAGTTGGAGATGCTCCGGCGTGTTTCCACCGACCTGCCAGGGAGACGATCAGTCATTGGATTTAATCAATCGTCCTCGTTGATCGTGCTGTGATCACCCTGGCCCTGCGAACCCGGCGCTTTGCGCGGAGTCTTGCCAGACGGCGGCGCATGCTGACCGTTGTCCTTGGCCGCGCCCGGGGTCTCGAAATCCTCGTGATACAGTTCGGGATTCGGAACACCGCTGCCGACCTCGCCGGCGCCCGGAGGCGACGGGGACGCGCCGGCCGACTGCACCGCGGGGACGTTGGAAACCGTGCGATCAAGCGTACCACCGATGTAATTGCCCGTGTCGGGCGTCATCGTGATTTCCGGAAACGATTCCGGTTGTGGCAACTTCGGGTGGGGAAGAACGCCGTCCATGTTTTGGTCCTTTCTGTTGAGTTCACATCATTTCACCGTACCATGATCTTTAATCAAACTGTATCATGATCTTTAATTAATTCTCGCCGTGACCGCCTGCCAACCATTTACTACCCAGCCAACAGGCGGTCACGAGCGATTATCAAAGTCAACAGAGGACCTGTTGTTACTTGGCGCCGGCGGTCGCGGGGGCGGGAGCAGGCGCGCCACCATCCTTGGCAGCCTGTGCGGCGCGTTCGGCGATGCGCTTCTCCAGTTCCTGCCGCGTCTTCTCGGCCTCGTCCTGCTTCTGCTTCGTGCGCTCCAGCGCCCGCTTGTCGCTCTCCTCCTTGCGCTTCTTCTCGCGGGCATCGTGCTCCTGCTTCTGCACCACTTTGCTGTCCGGGTCCATATGCAAGGTCCACGCGACGCCGAGTGCGAAAGCTTCGGACGGGTCCGTGATCTTTAATCCCTTGATGAGCAAAGGACCGATGACCGGCTTCTCGAACTCAGCCTTGACCTCGCTGAGCTTGCGGGCATGGGCCACCGGCTGGAACTCCGGCGGCGACTCGGCGCGGCCCTTCTTGCGGGCTTCCTTGATTTCCTTGACGCGGGCGGCGACCGCGGCGGAGAACTCGCCGGCGGCTTGCGTCATGGCGCGATCGACCCAGGCCGGCTGTTCCTCCACCGGGAGCTTGGCCAGTTCGGTCGCGTTGAAGAGCTTGATGCGCGCATCGTCCACGAGGGGCTTGATTTCCTCGTGCAGATGCTTGACCATGCCGAGCATCTTGTGAATCCAGGTCGTTGACTTGGACAACTTCCCGCTGAGTTCGGTGATCGTCATGAGCGGGTTGCGTTCGAGCAAACGCGCGATCTGCTGTGCGTATTGGACAGGCCGCGTCTCGATCTTCTGCGCGTTGGCGATGATTTGCATTTCCTCGATACGCGCCTGGTCCGCGGTCGTGATGTGAGCCGGGATTTCCTTGATTCCCGCATCCAGGCTGGCGTTGTAGCGCTGCAGGCCATCGATCAGGCCGTAGAGCTTAGCGCCGGGCTTCTCGGGGTCTTCAACTTCCCGAACAACGATGGGGTTGAGAACGCCGTCCTTGCGAATCGACGCGACGAGTCCGAGATAATCCTCATTCTCGCGATCGACCGGCCGCAACGCAACCGGATTCTCGCGAATAAGCCCGATGGGAATGTACCGCAAGGTATCCCCGTTGGCTGACGTAGCCAACGCGGGATTTTCCTTTGCCGTCGGTTGCGCCGACGCCGCTGGACTTTTCGGCTGTGTCGGCGCTGCTGGATTTTTCGTCGCTTGCTTGGTTTCAGCCATTGATACATACTCCCTGATAAACGATTCGGTGGACTCGACATAACTACGCCGTCAGGTCGTGTTTCACCATACATGCGCCTCTTTCCGTTCTCAATCATTTCGATTATTGATCACGTCTATTATTCCTTCTATTACTTTTAACTGTACTATTCGCCCCACCGAATCGCCCCAACGATTAATAATCAACAACGATTAATAATCAACAACGATTAATAATCAACAACGATTAATAATCACGGAACCGACTCAGAACCCAACGTGGGTAGGGGGCTACTCCAGAGGGAGCACAAAGTCGATCCCGTGATTATTAATCGCGGACTGGCCAAGGTCCATTAAACCCGTAGGGTAACAGTCACGAGGCCAGTCCTGCGATTAATAATCAGCCGAGTGGTGCATGACGTTCCCGTCTAACGACACGCGATCCACTCGGCTGCCCCTTTGATCAGCCGAGTCTCCTATGCCCAAGGCTCTGCGTAAACCACAGGGCAAGATCAACTCGGCTGAATGCCAAAATGATTTTTAATCAGTCGGAGTGACCGTGAGGACTTGACGGAGGTAGCCAGCCACCCCGACTGATTAAAAATCAAAAAGGCAAATTAATCAAATCTTTCCAGCGGTCAGGCCAAAGCGCCCCATATACCTATCTTACGGCAAAAACGGGCGGATTGTGCCAAACTTTTTTTGGCCCACTTCACGGAAAAGATTTGATTAATTCGGTCCGCGCCAACGGCGCGAGTGTACAAATGTCAAGAGCTACGTATAGTGTTCTTTTTAGTTGACCGTTAGAGAGTCTAAAACAAAAAAAGCCATATTTATAAAGGAGAGAAACACTTACGTAAGGCTATACTCCAGTCCAGTCCGAAAACGCGCGAAAAAATTATTGACACAATCCGGCGGATTTTGCCGTGATATAGGTATGGGGAGTGAGATTTAACCACTTCTGAAAAGATTTGATTAATTTGACTTTCCCTATTTTTGCGTACTTGTTTTTGATTAATAATCATTTTGGCTCAAGAGCATAACTCTAAATGATTATTGATCAGAAACTAGGAGACGGACAACTAGTGGGTATCGTCGGGATCAACAATAAAACTATTAGTATTACACGGACAATTTCGCCCTCTGAAGAAGACCTCTGTACGGTATTGAGTTTGACGGACGCGATAAGAGAAAAAGATCAATAATCACTGGAGGCACTTGATGTATGACCGGAATTAAGCGATCAGTTGCTATTAAGAACTTCCTTTTGCAGCATACATGGCCGGACCTGGCTGCGATGTACACAGATGAAATGGAAGTTCAGATCAACGTTGCCCAAGATGGCGGTGAATGCATTGACCGCTATTATCAAGGCAAGAACTGGCGGGAGTACACGGACAATGCCCAAACGTGGGGACCATTCCGTATCCCGCGTAACTCGATGAATATTCCCGAGGATAACGACTTCAATATTAAGTTCGATCTGCCACTTCATGTCGAAGGCGTCGGCATGACCGGCTGGAATTGGAAACAGAAGAAATCTTTGTGGGTTGCTTTCGATTTCGACGCGATCGTTGGACATAGTGAGAGACATTCTCGCAAACTCAATCCGGTCGAAATTGAAGAAATCAGACAGAAGGTAGCAACGATACCATGGGTAACAATACGCCGGTCTACCAGTGGATCAGGCTTGCACTTGTACGTATTCATCGACGAGAACGTTTTCAGATCAGCGATTAATAATCACAACGAGCATATGGCAGTTGGCAGAGCAATACTGTCTCAATTGTCTTCTATTGCTGGATTTGATCTGGAAGCCAAGGTAGACGTATACGCAGGTAACATGTGGGTGTGGCACCGTAAGATGCTCATGCCTGACGGAGAGCGTAAGCCCGAAAGTCTGCTTTTAATCAAGCAGGGCGAAAAGCTCAAAGAGATTCCTACCGAATGGAAAGATTATATCGATGTGGTATCGGGCAAGCGTAGGCGAACAGTTCCGTTCTTCGTCAAGGGACAAGATGAGAGTGCCGGTGGATATGATGAGTTCGAGGAACTCTCGAATCAACGGCCCAAGATTCCACTTGATGCTGAGCATCAGAAATTACTGGACTGGATTCAAACCAGTACACCCGGCGGATCGTGGTGGCGTGACGATCATCACATGCTCGTTACGCACACATACACTCTCAAGTTGGCTCACAAGGCTCTCAACTTGCGGGGCAGCTATGATACACTTGCGTTAGGGACCGAGCACGGTTCTGATCACAATTGTTACCTATTTCCTATGCCTCGGGGCGCATGGCGCGCAAGACGTTTTACCAAAGGCTGTACTGAACATTCCTTTTGGACTCAGGACGGCCGTGGCTGGACGAGTATCTGGTTCAATAAGCTTCCCGATTTCAAGACAGCGTGCAAATTGAACGACGGCGTTGAACGATCAAACGGTGGTTTTGTTTTCAAGGAAGCGAAACAAGCCATTGCCGCTGCGCGTATGCTCGGAGCCAATATTGGCGTATCCGAACGGATGCTGACCAGAACTGCTGTTTTGAAGCAACACCGCGATAAACGATTATTAATCGAAATCGAGAAAGAGACCAAAGATACCGCGGACGGTATGGATGGATATGATGGCACAGGCAAGACCTGGAACAAGATAGTCGACGGCAAGATCGACCAGATGAATAGCTATTCTGATACAATGCACTTAGACAAAATAATACGCCATGTGGTAAATGAAGGCGACACAGATGAAGGGTGGGTCGTCAAGAGTGCCGAAGAGTGGCGAGACGAGCCACTGGAACACGTCAAGCTAATATTGAAAGGTCACTTCGGTTACAAGCCGGCTGATGTTGACCAAATTCTCGGCACAGGCGTTATTCAACCGTACAAGATTATTAATCGTCCGTTTGATGTTGAATATCCTCCAGGTCGATTATGGAATCGTCGCGGAGCTAAGTTCCGTTTCCAACCATCACAAGATATCGACAATCTTTCCTTCCCTACCTGGCTCAAAATTCTGGAACACCTGGGAACTGGAATCGATCCAATCGTTCAGGATCATCCCTGGGCAAAAGCGAATTCAATCAAGAATGGAGCAGATTATCTACTTCTGTGGGTTGCCGCAAAGTTCCAGCGACCGTATGATCGGTTACCCTATCTATTCTTTTATTCGGATGAGCAAAACACCGGCAAGTCAACATTCCACGAGGCACTTGCGTTACTATTGGATGGCGACCCACCACGCGGATACATGAAAGTCAACGAAGCGTTGAAAGCAACTGCCCAATTCAACGCGGAGTTGCAACACGCAATCCTGTGCGTAGTTGAAGAACTTGATCTAAACCCTAAGAAAAACGATGCTAAGATTTCATACAATCGAATCAAAGAACTGGTAACAGCAAATAATATCTCGATTCATGAAAAGCGTCAAACGCCGATCATGGTCAAGAACAGCACTGCGTGGGTCCAATGCGCGAATGATAAAACCTCATGCCCGATATTCCAAAATGATAGCCGTATCACTATGATCCGTGTACATCCGTTGGATGAGGTCGAAATCATCCCCAAGAAACGATTGCTGGAAGCTCTGGTCAAGGAAGCTCCGCATTTCATGGCTCATATTTTACGATTAGAAATCCCTGAAAGCAACGATAGACTAATGGTTCCGGTAATGGAAACCGAAGATAAGAGAAGAGTTCAACGATCGAATCTCAATCCACTCGAACAATTCCTTGATGAAGAATGCGAATACGTTGAAGGTCACACAATAAAGTGGAGCGAATTCTATGACAAGCTTTTGCACTGGCTCGAACCAAGCGAAGCTGAGAAGTTCACTAAAAGATATTGCGGGCTACACATGCCTGAGCGGTTCCCTCGAGCGCGGAGACGCGAGGATGCACAGTATTACGTCGGCAATATCCGATGGAAGTCTTCAGAGCCTAATAATGACCCACCCAAACCACGATTAATAGTCAAAGCCGATTTCCTTATGTCTGTCAAAACCGATAATAACGGAGCAACAAATTTATCATCTGACCAGGAGAACGTAACTAATGGACCTGAAAACACAAATCAATGATATAATCCGTTCACTATCCAAAGCGGATCGTGAAATGCTTCGTTACGCACACACATATGAGACACCTGCTTACGTTACCCTACCAAACAACAGATTCATCGGCGTTCATTGCCAAGGTGTTCGGCGATTAATAGTCACAGCAGAATATAATAGCTGGTATATCGGAGCAATAGAACATTCCAACGGACAACCAGGAGAATAACATGAGACATATCCGCATAGATAACGAGCACGAGAACTCCAAAGCACGTTTCACGTGTGGCATCGGCTGGCCATTACCTGACGGCGACAGTTACATCAATGAGAGTGAAATTTTCCTTTTGCACACAGTTGATTGCCGTGGATGCCTTCCCACGCCAGTGACACTAGGAACCCCGATATCGGAACTATCTGGGCGCTCCGGTGAACCCGGCTATGAAGAATTTTGTCGAATCGCACGGTCCTGGGGATACGATTAGGTATGAGCGATCCACTCCCAACACACTATCCAGTGCCGCACTATGTAATTGAATTGCAGCCGGACATGGATGTTGATCCTGATAAGTTCTTTGAGATTTTCTTGAAGAAAATAGCTGAGGACGATTCTATTCCAAAACAATTGGATGTGAAACGATTAGATAAACGATCTATCAGTTTTGATTTGAAGGATTTGAATGATCATAAAAGGATTATTAATCGAATGCACGAAATAGCTGATGCGGTTGAAAACGAACTGAATCCCAAACAGTGAAGGGAATTTCCAATGCCGGTACATGTTGAGAAGCGTGGCAAGAAACATGTCGTCGTCGAGCCTGGCGGTGGCAAAGTCAAGAAAGGCCGCTCACACGGTACGCGCAAGGAAGCAGTGGCCCAAGCCCAGGCCATCAACATCAACATGATGCGAAGTGGAAAATTGAAAGTAAAAGGCGGCAAACCCGCAATCGCTCGCAAGCCCGCACCCAAGCGAAAGAAGAAGTAAACAGTTTCTCCCACCCACAGAGGATTGCCAATGAATCAAATCACGAATCTTCGGGATGGCGACTTCACGATTATTTACCATCGGAACTGCACCGATGGTTTTGTGTCCGCATGGGCAGCCGTGCGAGCCATAAATCAGCTTCCAATACCTTCCAACCGAGCAGCTACTCTTCAAATTGACTTGTTCGATTGTCAGTACCAGGAACCATTCACAATTCCCGACGACAAGTTGAAGGATCGATACGTTTACATTCTCGATTTCTCTTTTCCGCGCGAAGTCATGCTCCATATCAAAGCACTCACAAAAAAGATGGTCTGTCTTGACCATCACAAGACAGCCCAAAAAGATTTGGAGGATATTGAGGGCTGCGAATTTGATATGAACCGATCTGGTGCCATGATGACTTGGAATCATTTCAATATGGAAGCAGTACCACGTCTGATACATTACGTTCAGGATTATGATCTTTGGCTGCATAGACTACCCGCTACTCGTGAAATCAATGTCAATATCAAAAGTTATCCGATGACCTTCGAGAACTTCGATTTGATCAATGCTCGTATCGAGCGCAATTTCACCGATTTCGCCCGAGAAGGAGAAGCGCTCCTTCGTCGGGAAGCACAAGATATTGAAAATGCTCTCAAGAACAAAGTCCCAATGGTCATCGATGGTCGACGAATCTGGTGCGTTAACAATCCGAACGCGACTTTAATAAGTAAAATAGGGGAAGCCCTCGCCAATCAAGATAACAAATATGGTATGGGTGGCGTATTCTTCATGCTTCCCATCGGACAATGGGTCATCAGTCTTCGATCGCGAGAATTTATAAACGCAGTCGGTACGAAACAAATAACCGATGTTAGTTTGATTTGTAAGAAATTCGGCGGAGGCGGACATACAGGTGCCGCCGGCTTCAAGACTCGCGACATCAATCAGTTCTTTGATTACTGCAATGTGATTATTGATCAAGTAAGCTGCCCCAACTTCGCTACGCATTGGGTCGGCAATGATAATTACAATCATGTCTGCGAAGATCATATCAAGACCGTATTCAAACCCGGTGATGGAGTACACGCACTCAACCAGGAGTAAAGGAGAATAAGTGTTATTCCTAGCGTTCGGACACCGCAAGCGAGTTGGAAAGGATACCGCTGCGCGATTCTTAAGCGCGTATTTGAGGCTCAAGAAAAAAGGCCTCGATATTCAACAGAAAGGATTCGGTGATAAGGTCAAAGATATCACGCATCAATTATACGGTTGGGCTGGACTTCAACCTGGTCACTATTACGAGAAACCTGAGAATGACCATTTGATCGAACAGATACTTCCACGAATCGGAAAAAGTCCGAGACAAATTTGGATCGAATTCGCAACCAAAGTCGCACGTGAAGTCTATCCTGATACCTGGCTCGATTATGTTCTGCAAACTACTGAGGGCGATGTTTGTATCCTGAAAGATTTACGATTTCCTAACGAGGCTCATAAGATTCTCGATTTTGGTGGTTACATTTACAAAATCAATCGAGCTAATGCTCCAAACAATTCTGACCTTGCTGATGATCAGTTGGTTGAATTTAATCAATGGACTAAGATTCTGGACAATAACGGATCAATCAAAGAGTTCCACGATAAGATCACGACTGAAATCGGTGACACCATTCTCGCACAGCTAAACGAATGAAAGGAGTTTCATGAGTCCCTACCAACAAATCGCTGAACGCCGAATGAAAATACTCTGGTTCTCCAATCAAACATTCCTCGATATCATCCAAAGCAATATCAAGCTTGAACAATTAGAACCTGGTACTAGAATTGTCAATGTCACTTTCGATCCATCTCGTGGCTCGTGCGGCCTGGTTTTGATTAATGATCGTTGGGATTCAATTCCACCAAATAATTGTCTTCCAGAATATCCGACGATTCAACAATCACAATTTGCTTCGGCTCTCAAAGAGGGTTTGAATAAGATGATGTGCGGTCATTCGCCGGGACAGGACAATGATTCTGAACGTCTCGATGAAGCGGACGAATCAATACCTCTTAAGAGGATTGATCATGATTGAACGCACGATGACGCATCTCAATTCAAACAATCTTGTCTCAATTGCGATTGAGACGACTGGTAACAATCCACGACTTCATGATATCTGTTTTATTTGTGTCATATTACTGAACAATTACATTAAACCATCAACGCAGATAGTACCGTTCTATACAGCAATTCAACCATTTCGTCCAGAAAATATTGATCCTGAGACTGCCAGTGTCAATCCAACAAAAATTAACAATGCGATGATACACGGTGTCGCACCATCGTTAGCTGCTGACCGTTTGGAAGAGTGGGTGAAATTGCTAGACATGCCGGAGGGGAAGAGGATTGTGCCAATTGTGCACAGTTGGGAAAGGGTTCACAGCTTCCTGCGAGAATGGCTTGGTCCACATAATTGTAAGCATCTGATATCAGAAGAAGCCCGTGATCTAAGAACTGCGGCACTCTATCTGAATGATTGCCTAAATCAACACGCCAAGCCAATGATGTATACCAAAGTACATCCAAGCTTTATTGGACAAGCCCACAATATTCAATGGCTCGTACACGCAGATATTATGGAGAAAGCCTTGAAACAGGCTGAAATATATCGCTTAATGTTAGGTATTTCAAACTCGTGATTTATTAATCATTCTGGATCACTTTCCCCTCTTTTATCGCATCCAATACAATGATCAAAAGTCATACTTAAGAGATTGTACTTTGTACAATGTCTCAGGGGGATTTTGTCGATACAACATGGCACCTGCACTAATCGAATCGTCCTCGCCTTGCATGGGGGCAGTAACGGTGTGAAACGGTACGGATCACCTGGATCAACTTCGTATCCTGGCACTTCCGTTGGCGGCAGCCCTCTCTTCTTGAAAATGATGCTGCCGTCTCCCATCCTGATGTATTGACACGCCATCCAATCTCCTTTGATTAAAAATCACCATTATCAACCGCCACTGCTATCATCCACTGGAGGCGCAAGCCAGAACGGAGATGGTGTTAACGTATATTTGACACCGATAATACCACCTAAGGTAGTGGTAGTACCACTAGCACCAAAAGTCATTTGTCGAATCACGGTGCAAGTACAAGTCTCAGGTAATGCAGCATCTGGTGACATACCTGAAACAACAGCATTGACAGTGGCAGTTGATGGTTGATCGTAACCGTCCTCGTAAAGATCAACAGTATATGTATTATCATTGTTCGCAGCAGTTATTATACCAGGAATAGGTCTCGACGGCGCACCAAGATCAGTGTCTGTTGATGGAGTCGGTGTCGGTTCACGAAAAACATAATTGTATGCTGGTTGAACAATCGCACCAGGAGACGGAGTTTGATCACCTGGCCCACCAGGAGGCGCACCATCGTACCACGGATAATTAGGCATTTGTGCTATTTCCGGCGGTGTAGGATTCCCCGGCGGATTACTTTTGTCCGAAATTGGACTACCACCACCTTGTACGCTCCAAACCGGCGTAACTGGATTTGTTCCTGCCTTGGCATTCAAATCAACTTGTGGCAGTTGGACAAAAACTCCAGGCACTTCATTTATGTTAGGGAAGACATAAGTCGTTGAGATGCCTGCCGGTCGTGCCAGTGGATATTCCTTCATTTCCCCCAATCTCACCGGCAACCAAATATCCAAGTCTATTGACAAATCTGCTGAATTAAAAGTTGCCTTTCTAGTTGACCCGACAACAGGACCAATACAGGCGTAGTTATGGGCAAGATTAATAGTCACATCGTCGAAAGTCTCAACTGTAAGCTTCTGAAGAAATGTCTTACACTTGAGAACCTTCCAAATGTTACTGTATATCATCGTCCAGTATTGTGCAGACTTCCAAACATAATCCAGAACATTATAAATATAGAAATCATAGCTCCGTTTGACAACGCCATAAAGAGCAACATTGTTCTGGCAACAGATTTCAGTCTTATCGGTTAATGCCCAAGATGTTTGAAATAGAGCAACGAATTTTGTTACGATTTCTTCAAACGATGTACATTCTATTTGAAGCGTAGCTACTTCAATATCATTCTCAGTAATCGTATCAACAGGTGTTAACTGTTCAGGTAAATATCTTATGTACCATGTATCGTTTGTGACCCACACCGCACACCGAGCTTGCCAAGCAATTTCTTTTAATACTGTGACCACATTCTTTTTGTCATAAAACGGAAAACTCGACGGGTAATTTTCAACCATAATCCGAACGTGATTAAAGCTTGTCCAATCAATTTTATATTGCGTGTAGTTCTGAATGAACCAAACTAAAATATCGACAGTATTAGGTCCAATTGGAGAAATGACTGTAGCGTATACATCGTTGCTCCAATGCTGATCCCATATTGTTGATAGTGGTTGATTAAAAGTCGCAATTAACGCTGTGACACTACCAAAAGACATATAGCTCAATTCGTAATAGTACGGTGGTATCGGTGTAATCAATTCAAGTCCAGAGTCTCTATCTTTTGCTGACAACCAAAGAACTTGAACATGCGGCACGATTGTGATAATATACCGAATTGAATAATCAACACCAGGTTCAACAGTTGCTCCAGCTTGAGCAAACCAGAACTTTTGCTTATTACTCATTCCTTGTGTATTTGCAGGTGCAATAGGAGCGGTATTGATTGTAAAAAAGTACGGCGGTTGGCATGACCAATAGGCCGTCGCTTCTGATTGCGCTGTTGGATTAAGTTCACCCGTAGTCTTAAAACCAGGACCACCTTTTGCGGCAACACTTGCATCGAATGATTCCTGTGTTCCTTGAACAGGAGAACCAAACCTACTTGGCAGACTTGGAGCTAAACCGCCGCCGGGAGCACGATGAAAATCTTCGTTAGGCGACATTCTTGAAATCACATTGAAAGTATCACCAGAGAATGAGCCATAGTAACTTGCTCCATTAATTTTGATTTCCATAGGAGTACCTTGATGAAATCGGTGGCCATTAATAATCGGAATCGAATAAAGATCATAAATCTTTTGATCCTGTTGTATTGCTTTTAATCGACTAATTTGCGGGTAATGGTTTACATTAGCTTGTGACTGCATTGACAAAGCTTGATTTTCTAACGCCTTACCTTTTGCCATTAGAGCAGCATCAGGTGTAAGCGCCGCTCCAAAACCAATCGATGTCCCACCACTCATCGCAATCCACATCATTTCAGCTGCACGCAAAGACAAGCAAGAAGCACGTCCAGATTGAGCATCAGCCTTATCTTGAAGATAATCAATTTGAGCACCGAGATTTGGGTCCGGAATACCAAGAGGTACTTTAGTCGTACCAACAGGGATTTCGTCCATTTGAATTGTTGGCATATCATGGACTGTACCGAACACTAATGGCCACGGCTTATTCAAAATGATCGGTGGCACGTTAGTGAAATTACCATCTTCGACTGTAAATCCGACTTGTACGTCATCAATCTTCGTTACTACATCAAACGAAAACGACCTATCGCCTTCACTCCAGACAATAGGCGCAGCAACGACACCTTCAAAAATTGGAAAAGCATCACCAACTGGAATCTGTGTAAACCACTGATAAATAATTACGCGGCGACCATACAATGGATGAGTATCAAAAAGATTTTTAATCATACCATCAGCATCATCTAGTACAACCTTGACACTGGTTGTTGAACCACCCTTAGAGATATCAAGTACTGCTTCAAGATCAGCAACTTCGATCAGCTTGCCCATAACAACACCAGGAATATATCGATCACAATAGCTGTAAAAAGCACCTTTATAAATCCACTGAATTGAAATAATATTGACTGGCTCTAAGCCAGTTTTATTGGCGAGCAATGTGTTGAGAGTTTCAGGAGGAATACGCCTCGGCATGATTAATAATCCTCACCGCATATCTGTTGGTTACTGAGTTTCGAAGTCCAATCGAACCTGACTAAATTGTTTCTGTTGACGAGAAAAATCTGTATCAGGATTCTTAATATAAACAGAATGATTGTTCCCCTCATAGTCGAGCAAATTAAAAACCTGTCCTACTGTATTTGCCACGAAGTTCATCAGATTGTCTCGATCCTTCATACTCAAGTATTTCCATGTATAGGTAAAAGTCATCGACTTTGGCCATTGCGGGTCTCTGAAAATAATCAGATCGCCGCCTCTAGTCTTTTTATTAACACGAGTGAATTGTAACGCTTCAGTGTTGTCAAAATCAGGAGACATAACTGTGACGCTATATCTGCCATCAGAAGTAGAAAGCGTAACAGAAAGTGTATTAGTTGCTGGGCCAACAAGACACGGTCGTTCGTCGCATCTAATTTGCGTGAACGTTAATCCTTCAGTAAGATTAAGAGTCTCATTTATTACGAGAATCCTTTTAACTTTAAGACCTATCGTTTCCGTAAATACCAACGTGTCGTACTTTGCTCTGCGTTTATCAAGAGTGAGCGTCTCTTTAAGCTTTAAGTGCTCAGCGAAATTAAGATTACTCTTATGTTCCGTTAAATGAAGAACTTCAAAAATATCACACTGGAAACTTCTCGATGTTGTACTTTCCGTAAATACGAAGTTATCAGTGACCGAGGTCTGATGAATACCGCCGGTTCGCATTAACGTATCGCGAAACGTCATCGTTTCAGTGATACTTAAATAGTGCCTATTATGATTTAATCTTTCAGCAAAATTTAGCGACTCAGATATATTAAGGGACGGTCTATCAGTTCTCATTCTCTCAACAAGAAGAATTACGTCAGTTGTATAAACAGAAAATATTCGCATTTATCCTCCTTTGATTAATAATCAATTAGCAGGAGAGACCGTAAGTAGATCGAATCTCATCGCCCGGAACACAGGCCGGTGGATTGGTATAGGAAGCCGCACTCCAGAGCAGACCAGCCGTACTGCCCTTTGTGTTGACCGTCGTGATGAACAAACCCTGAACAGTCGCTGTAGTTGTGATGTCAAAGACTATCGGCGACGCATTCGAGATACTCGCGCTCGCAGCCGACGCTTGTCCCCACGCAGGCCGAACAGTCTGCGAGTAACCTGTGAACTCGACCCAGCCGGGGTGGGATGCCATTGTGTCAGTCGCGACGTTGTAGCCGGTGAATCCGTTGGCATCGACCAATCCAGCACACCAACTTCCCGGTGTGACTTGAAGAAACGCGTTGAAGAACGTATTGAGCAATTGATTCTTACCGCCGACGCAAATGTCATTGTGTGCTTCGTGCGTCGAAATCAACTTGCCCTTTCGCCAGACCTCACTGATCCAGTGACCGCGAAGGGTCAACGGATCATTAATCAAACGCTTTCGCGTCACATGGGCTGCGAGGTCTTCCATCAGGTTGAGTTTTTGTATGTGACTCATTGTGCATCCTGTAGAGTTTGGAATCGAACCGTGCCACGCCGCAATTCCGTATTGATTCCTTGAGCAATTTCCCGTATCGTTCTTTCTGACGTATCACCACCGGAAACGTTGACGTTGATATCACCGACAGTTACAAGTCCACCACCTGCGAAATAGCGTGGTTGTCGTCCACTGTTAATAGACACAAGTTGAGTATAGAATCTGCGCGTACTTTCTGGGTTGACTACGAATTCTCCCGCTGTTAACCACGCAGGTATATTATCTGTACCTCTTGGGCCTGTAAGTAATCCGCCTTCAGCGCCTCTAGGTGCTCCTATTATTCCTGCTTCTATAAACCCTGCTTCTGCTGCTGGTGCTGGTGGACGAAGATTATTAATCGCAGTCGTTAATCCTTCGACGTTAAGTTTGATCTGTGCTGATAAGTCTGCGGCCTTTTGCAGAGCATCAGCAAGCTTTGGTGCACTCAGCGCAGCATCGCGAAAACCTTGACCCATTTTTCCTGCAGGTTCTGCAAGCGCCTGCAGCGCCGATAAAGTTGTTTGATTAGTTTCTGCTATTGTTCTGTTCGCATTTTCCAATGTTCGAATATTCCCCTGTAAATCAAGTGCTGTACCGGTTACTTGTTGTCTATAATTTTGAGCGGCTCCAGGTACACTAAATCCAAGTTGAGAAATACCTAGACCAAAATAACCTTCTGTTTGAAGTGGCATACGAGAAGCAGATATTTTGTCTAAGGCTGGGCCTAATGCTAATAAATGAGTACGAAGGTCCTCAGTATTTTTCGCAAGATCACCTTCACCACGCTGTATTCTTTGCAGAGCTTGCTCTGCCCCAAGTTGGGCTTTGACATATGTGTTCCAAGCGTCTGCAGCATCACGAAGTCTAGTACCTACTGCCCCTTGAGCCTCAGCATCTACAAGCGCAAGTGGTCCTCTAGTTCCTTGTTCAAATCTTGCTCGACCTTTCTCAAGAGCAAGTTGGATGTTATCAAGCGCAGTCTTTTTCTGAATTTGAGCCCGACCCCCTTCTTCGGTGGCTCTTACCGATTCTTTTGTTATTTTTTCAATAAGAGATTCGAGAGTAGCCGATTCTTTCCTAGCATCATTAGCCCGATCAATTGCTCTCTTTTCTTCAATAAGTAAATCTAGCCTCAGTCTCGCTGAAGCATCAACTTGTGCCATACTAACTTGTCTATCACGCGGCAAATTAGCGTTTGCCGCTCTTACCTCAGCTCTAAGTTGATCAGTTTTTGCTTGAAAATCAGCTAGAACAGCACTCCAGCCAGCCTCACCACCCTTTGCAAGTTGTTCTTTTCGATATTGTGGCTGTAATTCTCCCCCTGGTGTGAATGCTTGAAATTTCTCAAGCGCTCGTACTTTTTCGTCCACTAATCTTAAAGCAGTCTTTTCTTTTTCCTCCAAATCTTGCATTGTCTTCAATTGTTTTTCAAGCATATCTTGATTTAATTTTTCCCATTGATTCCGTTGTTGAATAAGTTGATTTATCGCTTCTTCTCTTTGTTGTTGTTGGCTTAAGCCAGGTGCATATTTAGCTTCTATTGGCTGATATGATGGCATCTGCACACCAGGTGGCAATGTACGAGCGTATGCGGCGTGGGCCTGTTGCCCTACTTGATTAAGATATTGTGTCCAGTGTTGTAAATTCTGAGTGAGACCTTGATCTTCCTGCTTGAAGAACTCTAATGATAACTTTAACTTTTCATCCCACATTCTATCTGTTTCAGCTTTTTCTGCAGCGTTAAGTCCTCTCTTCTGAGAGAAAGCTGTTTGCTGTATTTGCATCACTTGTCTATCTATTTCCTGCATCCGTTCTTGGATTATTAATTGTTTCTGATATGGGTCTTGAGTAGCACCGTATCGCTCTTGAAATAAGGCCGCGCGAGCTTTTTCTTCAAATGATGCAGCGGCTTTCTTAGATGCATCTATTTCTGCTCTTGTTTGAGCTATTTCACGTCGAACATCAGATAAAGCACTCCGAAAAGCATCAGCAATTGACCGAGCCGAAGCCGCCCACGCTTGTTGCGCTTCTCTACTCGCTGCCACGGCATTATTTTTAATATCGTCAGCCATCTTAATCTGTTCTGCAGCGGCTGCTCTATCAGGTTCATATCTTATCCTAACCGTTTCTGTTATTGTTTTAACGTCGGCGCGTGTTTGTGCTCGAATTTGTTCAATATTCGTATTATGCTCTCGAACTGTTTTTGAAAATTTGTCGGTTGCATTGGTTATTGCATCAAATGCCATATTAAGCAATTTAAGCGGTCCGCTAAGTATATCTTCAGCGAAAAAATTCTTCATACGTTGTGAGAATTTTTCCCAATGCGCACCAAAAGTTTGATCTACTTTTTCAAAATTCTCACTTACTTTACCAAAATTAACATTATTCAATGCTTCTAATTGTCTCGCAAATTCCGCGGTATTTTGACCACCTACAGACAAAAAGCCAATAAAGGTACGGAGTGATCCTCCAATTTCAGCCATTAATTCTGGTGTACGTTCAGCATCTTGATTAAGTTTCTCTAATAGTCCAGGAAGATTACCGCCAAACCTTGCCATTGCAGTTTGAGCATTAATCGCGCCTAAGCTATCCAACCACTCTTTCATAGCCTTCCCTGGCCGCTCAAATGCACCAAGAACTTGATTCATACGAGTAAATGCTTCTGTTGGGCGACCACCTTGTTTTTCGATGGTCAGAAACATTGCCATTATTTGTTCAAAATCAATACCCATCTGTTTTGCAAGCGGTCCAATACGACCTATTGCTACTTGCATCTGTTCAATAGGAACACGAGATCGAC